TATCTGCACCGCCATCATTGCGCGGGTGCAAATCGGCTACGAGCAGAGTGCGACCGAAGCGTCGGCGACACTTTCCGTCATCGAAAATGCGCTGATCTCGAAGTGGCGCAGGTTCTCAATTTAGGAGGCCATCCATGCCGCGTGTCCGATTTACGCAGAACTTCAATTACGAGATCACTCCTGCCGTCACGCGCGCCTACAAGGCCGGCTGGACAGGCGTCGTGAAGCGTGATTGCGCCGAGAAGGCAACGAAGGCTGGCAAGGCCGTCCTTGTGACGAGGAAAGGCACGGTTTCCGATGGCGAAAACAAGATCAGCGGGTGATCTGTCTTATCGCTTCGCTTTTGACAAGCGCGTCGATCAGCAAGACGGCTACGGAAACACCAAAGGCGCATGGCAGGAACAGTTTCAGCGTCGGGCAGGCGTTGCGCATATTCGCGGCGGCGAAGCCGTCATGGCTGACCGCCTTCAAGGCCAGCACACCCAGATTGTCTTCGTTCGCGCCTGCTCGCAGTCGAAACTGATCACGCCGGACTGGCGTGCACGGGATATGCGAACGGGCGTCGTTTTCAACATCCGTGAAGTGACGGCAACGACCGATCGATTGTGGATCGATCTCCTGATCCAGTCCGGAGTGGCGGCGTGATGGTGCTGAAAGCTCAAATGCTCGGGCGCGAAGCCTTGATGCGGCGCCTCAATACGATCGCCCCCAACATCGAAAAATATACGACCGACGAAAAGAAAGCAGCGGGTGACGATCTTGCTGATGCCGTACGGCGCGTGGCGCCGACAGGCGAAACGCTCGACTATATGGAGAGCATACAGGCTGATCTGATCGCAGATCGTCCAGTGCAGGAACAGGTCGGCGTTCGCGCATCGAAAGACCCTTCCGCCGTGGGCCTCTTCGCAAAATTCATCTGGCGATTTCTGGAGTTCGGAACACGTCCGCACAATGTCGCCAAGGATGGCGGCACTGTTCTGGGTAAAAAACAGACGAAAGCTACTGGCGCCATCATGCATCCGGGTTCGGTCGCAAAGCCGCATATCTTCCCGATCTATCGGGCGATGAAGCCAAAAATCAGACGCCGGATCAGAAACGCAGTCAACCGCGCCATTCGCGAAGCCAGAAGGAAATAGATCATATGGCGAGCGCAGACCTGGAACTGCAGGGAGCCATTAACGCCCTTCTCGTTGCTGATACCCAGGTCGCCGGCATAGTTGGTGGCGCTATATATGATCGGGTGCCAGAGAACGCCAGCTTTCCATACGTCCACCTCGGTGAGACGCAGGAGGTCAATGACGATATGACCTGTGTTTCCGCGCAGACAATCTACCTGACCTTGCACGGATGGTCGCGAGAGGTCGGTTTTGTCGAGGTGAAGCGCCTCGCAAACGCGGTCAAAAATGCACTGCATCGGGCGCCACTGTCTTTGGAGACGTGGCGTCTCGTCTCCCTCAATCACCGTCAGAACCGCGTTTTTCGCGATCAGGACGGATTAACGTCTCACGCGGTCATCGAGCTGGTGGCCTATGTCGAGAAGCCGTAGCGGCCAACGCTGACGGCACCCATCATCACAACCCAGACACCTATGGAAGGACATCACAATGGCTGATGGACAGCAGCTTGGCCGCCTTTTGCTGATCAAGATCGGTAACGGCGCGGATCCGGAAGATTTCACCAACCTCTGCGGCATCAAGACTCGCAGTTATAATATGTCATCCAACGAGGTCGATACGACCATTCCCAGCTGCACCAATCCCGGCGGACCGGTGCAGAAAACCAGCCGCCCCGGCATTTCGAACCGCACCTTCACCGGATCCGGCAACTTCGTCAAAAGCGCCAACTCGACCTTCTTCCTGAACAAGGTTCGCAATTCAGAGGCGTTCAATGCGCAGGTCGTGGTCCCGGGTGACGGCACCTACGAAGGATCATGGATGGTGACGGAATTCTCCTTCTCCGGCGATGTCGAGCCAAACATGGAATTCAACGCAACCTTCGTTGCCGCTGACGTTCTCGAATTCACGGCGGAAGCCTGACCAGTCGGCGGGATCGGAGCGGAAATATGGAACAGGAATACAAATATCCGGTCAACGAGGCGCGCGGGGAAGCGCGCCTTGTCGTCGATGGCGTCGAGCTGGTGATCGCTGCGGAGATGGGTCGGCTTGCCGCCCTGTCGAACCGCCTGCAATGCAAGTCCCTGAATGACCTGTTTATCAGGCTCTCGGATGCGGAGGTTGCGGCAACAGTTTCCGGGATTGAGCTTCTGACAATCAAGGGCGATGCCCTTGCTGCGATCAATAAGCTTAAACTCAAACATTTTGGTGATTGCAAATCGGCCTTCCTCGCGGTGCTGACGCATCATTTCGAGGATGACGCGGGAAACGCCGAAGCCGCCAGGGAGGCGGCAAGCTGATCGATGAAAAGCCATTCCCCTGGCGGGAATGGATGCGGATAGGGATCGGCGGTCTTGGCTTTCGCCCTGTTGATTTCTGGGGTGTCACCCTGACGGAGTTCTTTGAGGCCATTCATGGAAGAAACGATGCCAACGGGACCGAAGCGGAACCGGCTGCACCTTCCGAGAGTGAAATGGATCGGCTTCTGGTAAAATACGGTTGAGGCAAAGATGGCTGACAATAGCGATGACCTGATTATCAGCATTTCGACGGATCAGGCCACTTTGCGCCGGAGCATCCAGCGTATTGAGCGTGATCTTGCCGGCTTGTCAGGATCTGTGCAGAAGCAGTTCGCGAAGGTCGGCTCGTCGATCGACAACACCGTCACGACGACGATGCAGAACCGCATCAATGCGATGATGGGGATCGGTATCAAGGCGTCGAAGGAGTGGACGGGTGCGCTTGCCGACCAGGGAAAAGAGCTTGAGCGCCTGCGCGCCAGATATTCTCCGCTCTTTAACACCATCAACAATTACAAGGCCGCCGTCGCCGACATCCGCCGCGCGCATGCCCTCGGCGCCATTTCTGCTGATGAGATGGCGAACGCTATTGCCCGCGAACGTCAGGCCGCATTGGCATCGACGGCAGCCATCAAGGGACGTAATCAAGCCCTGCAGATGACCGTGACCCGCTCCGGCGGTGGCGGCAACGCAAACGCGTTCAATACCTCGAACCTTGCTGCGCAGGGCTTCGATATCGCGGCGACGGCCGGTTTCATGCCCTGGTACACCGTCGCGCTCCAGCAGGGTCCGCAGGTCGCCCAGGTATTTAATGATATCCGCAATAGTGGATCGAAGATTGGTCCGGCTGTCGCAGCTGCTTTCATGCAGCTCGTAAATCCGATATCGCTCGTGACGATCGGCGCGATCGGCGCGACCGCTGCTGCCGTGCAGTATTTCTCTGGCGTGGTTTCCGGTAGTGGGGATTCCGCAGAAAAATTGAAGGAGCAGGCTCAACTGATAAGCGCGGTTGCTGAAAGGTGGGGTGATACGATCCCCATGCTGCGCGATTATGCCAACGAACTCAATCGCGCCAAGGACGCAGCTGACCTTAAAGAGGGTATTACCCTTATCAATGAAAAGGCGCTGGCGAATGTCCGCAAGGACTTGGAATCGGCCCGTATCACGGTTTCTGACGTCGTCGCTCAACTTCGTGCTGCCGGTGAAGAAGACGAGGTTATCAAGCGCTTACAGACTGCATTTCAGCAGTTTACCAAGGCAGCAAATGAAGGAAAGCTTGAAACTGCTGATGTCGAGCGGGTGCAGGCGGCGCTGGCGGCGGCGATCAACAGCTCCGGCATACCGGCTCTCACAGATTTCGCAAAGTTTTTCGATGCGCTTTCGGCATCCGCACTCGGTGCGGCTGGAAGCGTCAAAAAGGCCAATGACGCTGTCGCCAGAACGCAGGATATCACGACATGGCGAAGCTATGATCCTGAAAAGCGTCGACTGGGTCGTGAAGGTCAGTCTGCTGACGGGCCAATCCAAAATCCCGGCTTTTTCGATGTCGCCAACCCACCTACGCCCGAGCGGCGCCCTCTCATCGAACTGGAGGGGTTGCCGGGTTCGGAGAAAAACACCAGACAAGCCGAAACAGCAGCGCAACGGGCGGCAAACGCCTATCGTGACCTGAAAAAGGCGGCAGATGATCGTGTAGGCCAGCTTCAACAAGAGATAGAGCTTCTCGGGAAATTCGGCGTTGAGGCCGATACAGCTCGTTTTGCGCTCGATCTGTTTCAGCAAGCGGAAGACAAGGGCCGCTCTCTTTCAACCGAGCAGCGCGCCGAAATTGAAAAGCGTATCCAGCTTTACAAAAAGTATTCGGAAACGCTCGCCAAGGCGAAACTCCAGCAGGATCTGTTGCAGGATCGGCGGATGAATTCTCTCTCCCGAGAGGATCAGCGTATTGTCGCCAGCCTGCGCACATACGGCTTGCCGGAAAACCTCGATAGCAAAGAGGCGAACGATATCCGTCAGTCCATCCGCATGGAAGGCGCACGTGAGGAACTCAGCAGCTTTTTCTCCGACTTCAAGAGCGCGCTCCTGAATAATGGAGGAGATATCGGCAAGGCCTTTGGAAACGCTATCCAGAATGCCTTGATGAACCAGGCTTCAAAACTTTGGGACAAGGTTTTCGATCAGCTGACAAATGCCATCCTCGGCACAAAGGGTGGCTCATCCGGGGCGCTGTCATCGAGTGGTGGCAGTGGCATGGGGGCCATTCTTGGCGCAGTCACAGGCGGGTCTGGGGGCGGCTCTTCTGCTGGCGCGGTTGATATTGCGTCCGGACTGATCGGCAAGAATGAAAATACTAGTTCTGCAAGCATCAATGCCTTTCTCAAGCGAGGCGGCGTAGATATTGATGCTGCGCAAACCGCCTGGTGTGCTGCCTTCGTCAATTCGTCACTTGCCCAGGTTGGGTTCAAGGGGACGGGTTCCCTGACGGCAAACTCCTTCCAGAACTGGGGGCAGGCCGTTGATCTGGACAAGGTGATGCGCGGTGATGTGCTGTTGCAGAGCCGGGGACTTGGTGCAACGCAGGCCGGCGGCCATGTTGGTCTCGCTACCGGCGTCAGCAAAATGGGGAAGAACGGCCTTCAGTTGCAAATGCTCTCCGGTAATTCATCCGATAGCGTTGCGACAACATGGGTGGATGCAGCGCAGCTTCAGGCGCGCAGAGCCACGGAAGCAGCTGGTGCCCTGCAAAAGGTTGCCACAAGCTCTGGAGCTGCGACCCAAGGTCTTGGGCAACTGGGGCAACTCTCGACATCGTTCTTTCCCTCCGCGCCGGCCGCGAGCGGTGGCGCAGGTGGCGGAGGCATGTTTTCGTGGCTTAGTGGCCTTTTCGGCGGTGGCTCTCAGTGGAACCTCGCGAAGTCCGGAAAGATTACCGGCCTGTTCGCGAACGGAACCAACTATTCGCCTGGCGGCCTTGCTGTCGTCGGCGAGCAGGGGCCGGAAATCCTCAATCTGCCGCAGGGGTCGCAGGTGATACCGAACGGCAAGTCAAAGCAACTGCTTGCTCCCAAAGCACCATCTCTGGCGCCACGTTCCACCATGCAGACGGTTCGTAATGAAACCGCGCTGACGGTGCAGATTAGCGGCGCGAATGGTGATGACCATGTGCGGACGCTTGTGAAGCAGGGTGTGGACGAGGCTCTGGCGAGACAAAACGACGACATGCGCCGGGGTGGCTTCGGCACCTTGCAATCCAAATACGCATCACAAAAGGGATGACATGTCGAGGTTTCTGAACCAGCCGACACTGGAAGCAGATTTTCTGGCTCCGGTGCGAACGTCATTCGACGTGACGGGATCCGCTATCGATGGTGGGCGAAACGGGCTTGGTGAAACCCTTGCCATTGAGATGAGTGGTGGCGGCGTCGTATCCGCCACCTACGAAGATTGCATGATAAAGAATCCCGAGCATTACGAATATGTCAACTGGCTCGGCGCTCGACTGAATGGTGGTTTCCGCTTCATCAATGTACCGATCATAACGGACTGGTTTGGGCCGTTCCCCAAACTGCCAAAGCTACCTACTCCGATCATTCGAGGAATTCCTCACTCTGACGGGTCGTTGTTTACGGACACCTCCGGTTACTCTCAGGCTACCGTGTACGGCGAGGTTGTTGAGGATGCTGCGCTGAATGCCGGGATATTGAAGATGAAGGTTTATGGCCTATCACGCCCGCTGCGTTGGTCGGACTGGTTCTCAATCTATCATACGTCACGTGGTTGGCGTGCCTATCGGTATTGGGATGTTCTGGCTGTGACGGACGAAACTGTGCCGGTCTACACTTTGGCGATATCTCCGCCTTTGCGCGAGGCGACGGCGGCGGGGACGCGTGTTGAGTTTGCTCGGCCACGCTTTGTCGCGAAGTTCAAAAGCGACTTCACGCTGCCGTCTATTGTCGAGGCCTTTTTTGTTACCAGACAGGCAATCCAGTTCGTCGAGGCATTCTAATGGCCTATTCTGTCGACTATGTTCCTGCCTCCATCATCGAGGCGCAGCGTGGCTCACATCAACTCGGAATTTTTCTGCGTATTGGCACGGATCCTGCCCTTCATATGTGGTTCGGGGTGAATGATGTTCCGGCCGGATTTGATGGCGTTGATGCGGACGGTACGGTCTACCTTGGTGGCGGCCGCCTGATAGGCATTCCCTCACTGGAGGTTCTCGTCAACGGCACGTCGGATGCAGTCGATTTCTCCGTTTCCGGCATCGATCCGGCGACGGGCGCTGCAATGCTCGACAGCATTCCACCGGTTCGCGGAGCGCTCGTACAGGTCGGGCTTACCACGCTCGATCACTATTACCAGCCAATGAGCAAGGTAATCCCGATCTGGACGGGCATAGCATCGCACGCCAAAGAGGCCAGGCAGCCGACGAAGGCCGGTGAGACGGCAACACTCTCTTTAGGCCTCTCAGTGGTAGCCGGTGAAAACACCCGATCTCGGGCGGCTAGAGTGCTGTGGTCGGATGCGATGCAAAAGGCGATATCGCCTACAGATGAGTTTTGCAGCCGAACAGGCGAACTGGCCCGCGCCATAAACCCAGTCTGGCCCAACTACTGAGGCACCATGAACATTCACGAGTTTCTGGCGCTGCCGCATCGGTTTCGATGGGGCGGGATGGGCGGCGACGACTGCTTCACGTTTCCCGCGTCGTGGTGCTTTGAACGGATCGGGCTTGATCCAGCCGCAGAATTCCGTGGCACGTATTCGAGCCGGAAGGAGGCGCACACACTGATTTCCTCTTACGGCGGTGAGGTCAGCTTCGCAGATCGGCAGATGTCAGTCATCGGCGCTCGTCGCGTCCAGCATCCGCAAGATGGTGACGTTGGGATCGTCCGGATGTTGGCGGGCGAATGCTCTTCCGACATGCATATCGCACTGGTTGGCGCCATCCGTTTTGGGCCTATCTGGGCTTCTATTTCGCCCTCTGGCGTGCGGGCAACAAAAGCTGACTTTTTGTCAGCGTGGAGATTTTCCCTGTGAGCTTCCATCAAAGGATGATGCTTCAGCGATATGGCTTGTGCCATACGACGAGCCTTTACAGCCAGGTTGTCTTCGATCCGATTTTCACGCCAATCTTCACGGCAGTGTTCGGGACAGCTGGCTTCACGATCGCCGGCACCACGATCACCTATGCGTCGATTGCTTCGGCAATTGCCGTCACAGCGTTGACGATCGGCATTCAGGCTCTCATGGCCCCTAAGCCTCCGAAGCCGGAAGATGGCCGCGTTCCGAAAATTCAATCGATACCGTATCGGCAGTGGGGTGTTGGGCGTTGTCGCATGGGTGGCGCGCAGATGCTTTGGACGGCTAAGGGGTCGAAGCTGTTCTCGGTCCAGGCGATTGCCGGTCACCGTATCAAGAGTGTGAATCGCTACTGGCTGCATGAGGACGAAGTAGAGGTAAATGGCGGTGGCGTCACGACCGAGGGCGATCGGTACGGGTCAAACGTCCAGATCCTACGCAGATACGGAAACTTCCCGGAAGCGCCATACGATGAGATAGTAGGGGAATTGGGCGCAAGCGGCGTCTGGACAAATAATCACCGTGGCGACGGTCAAGCGTCGATCGCCTACATCGCCACAAATGCGGCCGCCAAGGATCAGAATACCAGGTTCCCCTACGGCGCTCCTCAGCTCTCTGTTGAGGCCGATCTCGCTTATGTTTTCGATTACCGGATCAGTTCTGACCCCGGCAACCCGGCGGCTTGGGTTTGGTCGCGAAACTCCGCCCTCATCATGTGCTGGCATCAGTGTTTCAATGAGTTTGGACACAAGCGGGATTTTAACCGGGCTATCTTTCCGGTTCTCGATATGTGGATCGAAGAGGCCAATGTTTGTGATGAGGACGTTCCTCTTGCGGGAGGCGGGACGGAAAAGCGTTACGAGTGCAATGGCTTCGACACGACGGAAAACGATCCGAAGGTTGGGACAAATGCGATCCTTGCGACGTGCGATGGCTGGATTTGTGAACGAGGGGACGGCGCTCTCCTATTCACGGTCGGAAAGTTCCGTGAAAGTCGTGTTGTCACGCTGACGGACGCCGATATAACCGGCCACCAGATCGAATACGATGTCCTGTTCGAAGACGAGATCAACCGCCTCATCCCGAAATTCACGTATCCGGCAACCGGCTACGCAACTAGCGATACGGACTTCTTCGAGGATGTGGCTGCACAATTGACGGCAGGCCGCGTTCTGGCTCAGGAGGCTGATTATCAGTGGTGCCACCAGTGGCGACAGGCAAGACGCCTTGGAAAGCGTGACTGGCTTCGCGTGCGGCAAAAGATTCGTGGCAATCTGATCGTCCGCCTGTCCGGCATCAATGCCGTTTATGCGCGGTGGGTCAGGGTGAATGCACCTTACATGTTGCCGCGCTTGAATAGTCAGTTGATCGAAAACCGCAAATCCACTCTGTCAATCCTGCAGGGTGGGTTCTCCATGGACTTCATCAAGCACCCGGAAAATATCGAGGAGTGGAACCCTGCAGTAGATGAAGGGCGCGCGCCACCGGTCCCTACGCGGCTGAATGCTGAGGAAATCGAAACGGCGGTCATCAATTCGGTCGTGGTCGAAGCCAATGGCGGATCTGTTTATTTGCGGGTCCAGATTGATCAGCCTGATGACGGAAGCCTAACGCCCATGGTGCGATACAGGATTGCGAACACGGGTGGCGGCAGTCCGGGAGACTGGGTAACTAAGGCGTTTGCGGATATGCAGCCGTCTGGGGGATTCATCACTGTCTCCACGGATATAGTGCCATCAGATCAAATCTTGGACGTGCAGGCGGCATTCACTGCCTCCAATGGAAAAACTGGTGATTGGTCAGCTACGGAGACCGTAACGTCTACGTCTGATCCGAATCCTCCGGGTGTGGTTGATGTTGACCCGGTCTCAACAGGCGTCGGTACTGCGCTGTTTTCGTGGACTGCGCCAAACAGTCCGAATTATGCCGGCGCGAAAATCTACTGGAATACCGTCAATAATTTTTTGACGGCATCCTTCTTGGGGCCTGTCGAGTATGGAAGCCCCAATGCGGGCGATAGTGCATCGCGCACAATCAGCGCGGGGACGCGATATGCCTGGATCACCGCCGTTAACCGCTCTGGCGTGGAAAGCGGCCCATCCGCTACCGGCGCTTTCACGGTCGGATAAATGAAACAACGAGATTGAAATTCAAGCCTCTGGCGGCGCGCCGGAGCGTTCCTTGATGGAGAAACGCATGCCTCTCAATCCTAGCCCTGAGATTTTATTTGCTGACGGCCCCGGGTCTCAACCGCACCAGCCGTACAAGGCGGACATTCGCAGGATATTCCGCCAGATTGAGCAGATCATTGACGCATTCACATCCAACGGGGGCGTTATCTACGCCAGTAAAGCCGCGATGGATGGGGACCTTGCTCGACCAGTAAACACCATGGCATGGGTGTTGGGTGACGCCACGGCTGCGAACAATGGAATCTACCGCAAGGTCGGCGCGTCCGGCGCCGGCAACTGGATGCGTGCCGGCGATTTGCCGTACAGCTTTATCCTTGCTTCAAATGTTGGGGCCGGAACTCCTGCCGCAATCCAAGCCACGACCAGCATCCCTGTCAGCGGCTCCGCCTTGACCCTACTTCAGATCGCTGAGGATTACGCCGGCGAGGCTGCGACTGTCAGCTTTAATGGTGCGGCTCCGCTCACTATCAAGACGAACAGCGGCGACGACGTGCGTAATCTCGCTGGTGGCTCCGTGGTCTACGGTGTGATTTCTGGCGGCGTGTTCCGCCTCGCCAATGACGAGGCCATTGCCAGCCTTATCTATCAGGCGAGGGATGAGGCTGTTGCCGCCGAAGACGGTGCGCAATTGGCGCAATCTATGGCCGAGGAGGCCCGTGATATTGCTGCTGGTTACGCATCGGATGCTGTCAGTCAAGGCAATGTCCCGATCTATGCGACGATAGTCGGTATGCCTGCTCTTTCTGTCCCGGTTGGTATAAACACGGTGCGCGTCAATGGCTACTCCTCTGTTGGAGATGGACGCGGAGGCCAATTCATCGATACCAACAATGGAAGCTCAGAGACCTTTGCGACATTGGATGGACGTACTTGGTATCGGGCGGAGGATGTCGGCCCCAGTAGAATCAAAACTGGAATGGATAGTGACTTCCAGCGGGCGATTGGCGTGCGTGAAGTTCTGCACGTTGACCGAGTTTACTATGTCGCTCCTTCTGGAGAGGGTGACAATTCCGCCGATGGGCTAAGCCCTGATAGTGCTTGGGGTACACTTCAACATGCCGCTGACTTCGTGTGCGATAAGCTTGATCTTAATGGGTTCAACGTCGCTATTCGCCTGATGGATGGGGTCCACACTGACGGGCTGGTTGCGTCAAAGAACCCGCTGGGTGTGCATGAAACCTCCAGCGTTACGATAAAAGGCAACCCCTCGGATCACAACGCGGCGATCCTTCGGGTCGAAAACAATCATGCCATCAGGACTGGAGGCGTAGACGGATCTCACAGTCTCACGCAGATCACGTTGAAGGACTTTCGCATTGAGACAGTGGGGGCTGGTAACTATGATTGTTTGATCAATAACGGCGGTGCGGTGCACTTTGCCGGGCTTGTATTCGGGCAATGCACAGGCAGCCACATTACCACAACTCACCTTGGGTGGACTTATGCCGATGGGGCATATTCGGTGGCGAAGGGTGCAACAAACTACCACATCGGCTGTCAGTCGAACGGCATCACAGTAATTCACAACCAGACAGTGACGTTCGAAGAGCCGATGGCGTTCTCAGCATTCGTTTCAGTGACTGCCGGCGCGCAAGCATACATCAACAACGTCAACTGGATTGGCAAAAGCAACGTAACGGGCAGTCGGTTTTTCGCGACTTTGGGAGGGCTAGTTTTCAGTCAGTACCAGCCAATCGATTATGTCCCAGGTAACGGCTTTTGGCTAATCTCATCTGGCGGACGCTACAACACATTCGACGGTCAGCCGGAAAGAATAACAAAATTTGGCGATGAGCAGCGTATATCGAGTACGGCGATGCAGAATGACACAGGGTTATTTTTCCCTGTTGAGCCAAACCGCTTTTATGTTGCGCGCTTTGTTATCAAGTTCAATGCACCTGCGCCAGCCGGGTTTTCATGGCGTATCAACGGACCCTCAGTAAACTGGGTGCGCCTTGATAAAACATGGAGAGCGCCTGGTTCCAACGTCATTTCAACGGAGGAGACAGACAACGGGGGTATCTACCCCGCTGTTAAAACAATCGCGGGGCACGCCAATGAAACCGGTATGCTTGAGATTGAGGCCAGAGTGAGTAACGGTCCGAATGCTGGACAAGTCGCTTTCCAGTGGGCGCAGGCAACGAGCTCGGCTCAGCCGACAACTGTTGCGGTAACATCGTATGTCGACTGGCAATTGGTAGGATAAGGCGCGGCTTCGAAAGCCGGTAGCAACTTGCTCTATGCGCAAAGACCCCTTATTGAAACTTCCCTGACTTTTGGGGAAGTTGCATGCCGTTAGATTGGGGTATATCCACTGGCGACGTTCTTTGTAACGTCAACGGTGGCTCAGACGTAGTTGTGATATTCGGAAGCGCTAATGGAGGCTGGGACTACTCCGGCCTAATGCAAAATGCTTTCGGATGTGACCTTTACGGGATACGTGACGAAAAGCGATCATGGTTTCAAGACCCTGGTAAGAGCTTCAGTGGCCTCGACCATATAGACGACTATCTGTGTGAACTTCTTTCAAAGTATTCTGGGAAGAAGGTATTCTGCGGCGTGAGCATGGGTGGTACCGCCGCCCTTTATTTCGGATCAAGGCACGCAGACGTTTCGATCGTCGCGGCTTCACCGCAGTTCTTCCAGTATCAGTTCCTATGGGATTTCGGCGCGAGGCCTCACTTCGAGATCATAGAAAAGCTTCCGGCTCGGATACGGCGGCGCAAGGCAACAGATATAGAGGTGATCGTCTGCGGAGACGGGGATGATCTTCAGTGGAACTGGCGTGATTGTCATGCTGCAAATTTGGCGGAAGACCTGTTTGGCCTTCCTATTACAAGGCTACCGGGAACTAAGCATGCATGCTGGGAACTGTTTAGCATGCGTGAGAGGATTGAAGGCCTGTTAGGCTACCGGATCATCGACAAGGCCAACATGTTGGTGTCTCTTTAGACGCGGCGGAATTTTTCAAGTATCGTTTTCCCAGTGAATACGAGCGTATCATTAACCAAAGAATACCCCATAGCGGAGTACTCTTCGGCTTCCGATCTTATGGATGTTCGTTCCATTGCCGCATCATCCGGGGACAGTCGAGAAAAAACTGCCGATACTTCTGCCTTCCTCAAGAGGTAGCGGTATATGCTTTCTGCTTCACTCAAGGGTTCAATCTCGCCTCTGAACTAGGAACGTCTGGGAGATGATGTCATGCATGTAGGCATGTAAGTCTTCTCTGACTTCCAGAACGTCACATTGCGCGTCCGAAATCGCTTTGAATATGTTCCTTGACGGCAACGGATGCATTTCCATATTCAAGTTGCGTAAAGTTGCCAGATAGCGCTCTACGGAGAATTGATAATTAAACCGGTAAACAGGTATTTGGAAGACTGCAACCCCACCAGGTTTAAGACACTTCAACAAACGTATTAGAATTGCGTTGATGACAGGCGGCGAGTTGTGCTGGAGCACGATAAGGCTCAGCAGCATATCTACCTTAGGGAGATCTTCGACAGCTTCAACCGTTTGGATTTGTATAAAGGACACATTTTCCTTTCCAAAGCTATCCATGTAATACTTGGCGCTTCTTATATGCCCTCGTGATATATCGACGCCATGGACGTGCCCAACATGATCTGCCAGCGCAGATGAAAGGCGCCCCACGCCACAGCCGAAATCAAGAGCAGTCCACGCTTTATCAAAGTCGATCCCGTTTCGATTCAGAAGCGCTCTTACTCGTTGTATTTCGTCAACGCCAGTTTGATAGAACGCATCTTTGTTGGCCGATATATTGCCGCGCTTAAATGCCTCATCTGTTAGCACAGACCAATGGGGTTCATTGAACCCGAGCTCGCCCCACGTGATGGCCGTTCTCTCTAAGAGTTCTTTCATTTGATCGCTGGAGGCGTCAACTTCGACATTTTGCTCGGTTGCGTCGAGATACATGCCGGTCCGGAAAATACCGAACCGGCTTTCGAATTCGGCGCCTTTGACGAAGCTTCGTAGAAGATCCTTGAGGGTTTTGTTCCTCAAATGCCAATTTATAGCATCTTCGTTTTCCGGTTCCCGCCCAAGCAGGACCCGATAACAAGCCACGACATCTTCTCTGCTCGGGGGATTGTTCTCGTCCATTATCGTCTCCGTCAGGGTGGGGTTTCACAATATGCCCCATCGCTAACGCAAGTCCATGAAAATACGGTCTATTAAAAATCACTAAAAGGTAGGGGTGCTTTCTTGCCTCCCGGCCAAGTCTCGCCGCCTAACCCGGCACCCATAACCCACAATCAGGAGAACACCCATGGCACGACGCATCAACGCGGCGGGGCTTTCGCACATCATGCAGTGGGAAGGCAAACGGCTCGTCGCATATCCCGACGTGGCAGGCATCTGGACTATCGGCTATGGCCACACCACGGCGGCCGGTATCCCGCGTGTCCGCGAAGGCATGCGGATCAGCGACAAGGAAGCAGAAGACATCTTGAAGGACGATCTGCGCAAGTTCGAGAACCGTGTTAACTCCTTGGTTAAGGTGCCGCTGAGCGATAATCAGTTCGCCGTTCTGGTCTCTTTCGATTTCAACACCGGGGCGCTCCACAAGTCCACGCTGCTGAAAAAGCTGAACGCTGGCGACTACGACGCCGTGCCGGCCGAACTCATGAAGTGGGTCAATGCAGGCGGCAAGCGCGTTCAGGGCCTCGTCAACCGGCGCGCGGCCGAGGCTGGCCTTTGGGCCAAGGGCGAGTTTGTTTCCAGCAACACCGTTGAAGCGTCTCGCGCGGTTCCCAAGAAGGATGTGGCTGTCATCGGCGGTACGGGTCTTGCTGGCGCCAGCGCGGCTATCGGTCCCGCAATCCCTGATGTGGTGGACGCCGTGTCGAGCCAGCGGGACGAACTAACAAGCGGCCAATGGGCGCGTGTCATCGTTGCCGTTCTGATCCTGTCGCTCACGCTCTGGGGCATTTGGCAGAAGGTCAAGTCCTGATGTGGGCGCTCATCCCCGCATGGCTCAAGATCTGCGCGGCAGCTGTTGCTGCCGCGGCCCTTCTTTCCGCTGTCTCGTTTCAGATCGGAAAGCGCGAGGGCAAATCAGTCGCCCAGATCGAGGCGGCAAAAGCGGCGCTCGATCGCATCAACACCCTGGAGAAAAATAATGCCTCCTTCCGTAATATGTCGGATCGTCATCGTTGCCTTGTTTTCATGCGCGATAGCGGCTTGCCAGACAGCGCCTGCGACTGACGGATCTGGCTACCAATTTATCCAGTTCTCCAATCCGCAGGCCGCTCGCCTTGCATCTCAGGATGAGACAGCAGGTCCCGCAATTAATTCCAACAATCGCCAGTGCAGCCAAGACGCTGCTTGCCGTAAATGACGGCGGAGGCGACGATGGAAAGCGGATATCAGGGCACAGGAATGTGGGTGCGGATCCAGCACCGTTTCGGACCGCGCATGATGGAATGGTTCATGGCGGGGCATCTCATCGCCTTCGGGTGGGTTCTCCTCCTTCCATCGCAGACCTTCAATCAACCGGCGTTCATGGGCTTTAATGAGATCGTGCCGTCGGAGGATTTTCTTGGCTGGATCATGTTTGTCGTCGGGTGCTTGCGTATCATTGGCCTCGTCATCAATGGCGCCAGAAAGAACGTCACACCACAGATACGGCAATTCTCGGCAGCAGCCGGATGCATGATCTGGTTAGGCATAGCATGCGCTTTTGCATCTTCCGGAGTCATCAGTACGTGGATTGCCATCTATCCGCTCTTCGTCATTGGAGAGCTGATCAATATCCACCGCGCGGCGCATGATCAGGGAGAAGCTCGCAATGGAAAAACTGGCTGATCTTCCGCCGCTGGCGCTGGTTGTGTTTGGTGTGACGCTGGCTGTGATTTTTGC